CCTTCCTTGCTCTGAAAAGGGTCTCAGTGAAAACCCGCCGGGCGTTTTTTCAAAGGGGATCGCCTGATGGGACGCGGTGGCGCGCGGATCGGATCGGGCCGTAAGCCCAAGCCAACACGCGAGTTCAACGTGATCGACGGCGGCGCGTCGTTTGATTCCGCGGGGCTGGATCTGCCACCGGACGATCTGACGGCCGAGGAGCAGCGGTTCTGGCGGCAGTACGCGCCGTTGGCGCTCGAGCGGCGGACGCTCGTGCCGGCCACGGTGCCAGGGTTCCGGCTGCTGTGTCGGACGGAGGCCACGCTAACGCGGATGGCCGCGGACCTGCTCAGGGACGGCGACACCGTGATGAAAGTCACGATCGACGGCTCAGGCCAGGAGCACCAGGAAGTCAAGAACCACCCGAAAGCGACGCGGCATGACCGGCTGATCAAGGTGCTCGACGGGCTGCTCAAGAGCTTCTGTCTGACCCCGTTTGGCAAGCCGTTGACGGTGGCGCCGCCGAAGACGAAGGCCGAGCAGGACAAGGCTAAGAGCCGTCAGGCGTTCTTCGGAGTCGCGCGTGGCTGATGCCGTCCTCGAGCGGCCGGCCGCGAAGCGGTCAGGCAAGCCACCGACGCGGGGCTGGTGGGGCAATGGGTCGTCGCCGACAGAGCGCTGGCCTGGTGTCACGGTGGAGCTCGAGGCCGTCTGGGTGGGCGCCCGCAAGCGGTGGGAGTCACCGGACGGGCGGTTCTACTACGACCAGGCCGCGGCGGATCGCGTCGTCGAGTTCTTCCCGGCCTACCTTCGGCATTACATCGGGCACTTTGACGGCCAGCCGTTCACGCTGATGCCCTATCAGGAATGGCTGATCGCGCGTCCGCTGTTCGGGTGGAAGTCCTCAGCAACGGGGCTCCGGCGATTCCGCAAGCTGTTCGGGTTCCTGCCCAAAGGTGCGGGAAAGTCGCCGCTCGGCGCTGGGCTGGGCTTCTATCTGGCCTTCTGCTGTGGCGAGCCAGGCGCGGAAGTCTACGCGGTGGCGTCGGAGATGAAACAGGCGCGCGTCGTCCACGACAACGCCCGCGTCATGGCCGAGCGGATCAAGGTGCTCGATCCGGAACTCGGCGAACTGCTGCTCGTCAAGCGCGACGAAATCGAGCGCACCGACACTCACTCGAAATACATCGTCCTGTCCGCCGACGCCTCCAGCAAGCACGGGTATCGTCCGTTCGCCGTGGTCATGGACGAGATGCACGCCCAGAAGAATCGGGATCTGTACGAAGTCCTGTGGCGGTCGATGATCAAGCGGCTCGAGCCGGTCATGTTGATCCTGACGCACGCCGGCCACGACGACGAAGGGATCTGTTTCGAGGAATACGACTACGCCAAGCGCGTGCTCGCAGGGGCGGTGACGGACGCCTCCGAGCTGCCGGTGATCTTCGAGGGCCAGCCCGACGATGACCCGTTCGCCGAAGAGACCTGGCGCCGGGTGAACCCAGGCCACGGCGTGACGGTGCAGCATGACGGAATCGTGGCGCTGGCGGCCGAGGCCAAGTCGGACCCGCGGAAGTTGAACGACTTTCTGATGTGGCACCTGAACCGCTGGGTCAATCAGGCGGTGTCGTGGCTGCCGATCGACTGGTGGGACCAGACGAAAGACGAGCCGATCCCGCCGGATGACGTGCTCCGGACGCTGCCGTGTGCGGCGGGCTTGGATATGGCCGCGAAGATCGACCTCGCGTGCTTCTCGGTGACGTTTCGCCAGCGGCTCGCCTCGGCCGTGCAGGTCGAGGCCGTGGACGGGCAAGAACAACCGAAGGCGCTCAATCTGAACTACCGGCTGATCACCGTCCCGTTCTTCTGGATTCCAGAAGAGCGCATGCGGGAGCACGAGGCGCGCGATGGCGTGCCCTACTCGGACTGGGTGCGTCAAGGCCTCGTGACGCCGACGCCCGGCATGGTGATCGACTACACGCGGATTCTGGACGACATCACGACGAAGATCGCCCCGCGGTTTCCCCGACTGCGCGAGAGCGTAATCGGCTATGACCCGGCGTTTGCGACGGACCTCGCCACGCAGCTCCGCAAGTGGGCGAGCCGCGACGAATGGTGCCTGGAAGTCCTCCAGAACTACACGCACTTGTCCGAGCCCTGCTACGTGTTTGAAGGGCTGGCGAAGTCCGGCCGCATCGTCCACGGCGCGAACCGCGTGCTGAGAAACCACGTCGGCAACGTCGCGATCAAGTCCGACGACGCGAAGCGGATCCGACCCGTGAAACCGAAACAGGCGAGCAAACACATTGACGGCGTCGTGGCAAGTCTCATGGGGCTGAAGATGCTGGCGAGCGTGCCGGATACGAGACCCGAAGTCTTCGCGGAGTGGGTGTAATGCTGATGAGAGCGCCGTCACGGCTCGCGCGACTCTGGGCCGCGCTACGCACATGGTCCGGGCCGTTCACCCTGAAGGAGTCGTCCTGGGCCGCGCTCAATGCCCAGTTCTTCTCCGACGGGACACCGACCTATGCCGGCGTCCGTGTCACTGAGGAGACCGCCTTCACCTTCTCGGCCGTCTACGATGCGGTCAATCAAATCAGCTCAGACGTCGCCAAGTTGCCGCTCAACCTGCACAAGCGCCTGTCTAATGGCGGCAGCGAGCACTACACGACGTCAAAACTCTACCGATTACTGAAGGATCGGCCGAATCCCGACATGGGCTCGATGGTGTTTCGCCGCACCATCATCGCGCATGCGCTGACACTTTGGGGCGGGTTCGCGGAGATCGTGCGGGATGCCGTCGAGCGGCCGATCGAACTCTGGCCGATCCATCCCAGCCGCGTGCGCCTCGAGGAAGACCGCAGCGGTGCGCTGATCTACATCGTCACGAAAGTGGACGGGAGCCAGGTCACATTACCCCAGCGCAACGTCCTGCACATTCACGGGCTCGGCCCAGACGGCTATTCAGCCTATCCCGTGATCGAGATGGCGCGGCAGGCGATCGGACTCGGTCTCGCGGTCGAGCGGTTCGGCGGGGCGTTCTTCGGGCACGGCGCAACGTTCGGCGGACTGCTCGAAGGGGCCCCGACTGATCCCGAACGCCGTAAGGAACTGCGGAGGCAGATCAACGAACAGCACGGCGGTCCTGAACGGGCGCACAAGTTTCTGATGATTTCCGAGAACATGAAGTACACCAAGTTGGGCGTTGATCCGCAGAACGCCCAAGCGGTGGAACTCTGGGAGCAGGTGATCAGCTCGGTGGCCGGGTTCTTCAATATGCCGGTCTACAAGTTGCGGGTCATCAAGCCTGGGGCCGTGTCCTATGCGTCCGTCGAGCAGCAAGCCCTGGAGTATTACAAGGGGCCGATCCTGAACTGGGTCACGCTGTCGGAAGAGGAATACAACTACAAGCTGATCCCGTCGCTGGAGCGATCGCAACAGTTCTTCAAGCACAACACGAACGCCTTCCTGCGCGGTGACATCAAGAGCCGCTACGACGCCTACAAGGTGGCGCGCGACTCCGGCATTATCAACGCGAACGAGTGGCGGGCGCTCGAAGACATGAACCCGCAAGATGGCGAGCAAGGCACGCTCTATCTCGTGCAGGAACAGAACATCCCGCTCAGCAGCGTGCAAGAACTCGTCGCGTCGAAGATCAAGAAGAACGAGACGCCGGCTCCCACGCCGACGGCTCCGGCTGGCGGCGGTGGCGATCGCGCGCTCGCCGACGAACTGACCGCACGGGCCGAACGTGCCGAGGCGCTGGTGGCGGCGGCGCGGGTCGAACTAGAAGCGGCGCAGGTCACAGCGGCGCACCTTGAAGGCTACGGCGCTGCCGCGACCGAGGAATCAGGACAGGCGCGGGCGGCGGCGAATGCGCTGCTGGCGCGTGTAGCCACGTTGGAGCAGATTGCGGCCGACGTCACGGCGGAACGGGACCGCGTGATCGCTTCCGTCCAGACCCTCGAAGCTGACCGTGTAGCGGCGCATGGGGCACGGGCTGAGGCCGAGCAGCGAGCGGCTGAAGCCTGGCAGGCGAAGGCCGACGCGGAACAACGGCTGGCTGCGAAGGAACAGGACCGGCTGGCCGCGGCCGCGCTCGCTGAGGAGATGCGGGCCGCTCTGGAAACGGCAGAATCGGCGCTGAGGGCTGAGTCGGTTGACGTGCCGGCCCTGGAAGCCGAACGCGACCGCGCCAAGGCTGACGCCGACGCGGCTCATGCGCTCGCCGTAGAGGCGCAGACAGCGCTCACGGCTGAGCGTCAACGGCTGGCAGCCCTAACGACACGCGCCGAACAGGCCGAGGCGGACGCGCTGTCCGCGCGTCAGGCCGCTGAGCTCGCCACCGCGCTGGCCGAGGACGCCGAGCGCGCGAAAGCCGAGGCGGATCTGCGGCGCCGGCTGTCCGAAGAAGCCGAGCACGCCGCGGTCGCTGAGGCGCAAGCCCGTGCAGACGAACGCGATCAGGCGCTCGCCAGCAAGGCCGAGGCGGACGCCACCCGACAGGCGCACGCCGACTCGGAACAGGCGCTCAGGGCGACGTTGGCTGAGACCGAGGCGGCAGAGACACGCGCGCGGCTTGAGGCTGAGGCCGCCTTAGCGTTGATTAGGAAAACCGCAGACGCGGCTGAGCAGGAAGCCCAGCGGCTCGCGGGTGAACGGCAGCAGGTCGAGGCGCAGTTGCGGGAGCAGCGCGAAAGTGAACGTCAGCGCCGGCTGGCCGTAGTGGCAGCGCACCGTGGGCTCATTGTCGACGCCCTCGGCCGCATGACCCGCCGAGAGTGCCAACAGGCCAGAGCCAAGCAAGCCACCCCACAGAAGCTCCGGGCATGGCTCAGCGGGTACGCCGACCTGCAGGAAGCCGTGTGCGTCGAGGCCCTGCTGCCGGCCATGCGGGCGCACCTGGCCTGGCAGGGCTCAGCCGAGGATCCGGCCGACGTGACGGCCCGGATGGTGCGCGAACATCTGGCCGCCTTCGAGGGACAGATTAGGGCGGCGCTGGAGGCCGACGCAGAGGACTTCCACCCGCGACTCGATCGCGTGTTGACGCGGTGGGAACGTGACCGGGCCGAGTCGGTGGCCGACGCGCTGTTGACACAGGAGATCCGTAATGTCTGATCCACTTGCTCCAAGCACGCCAGAAAACTCGGGCGCACTAATTGATCTTCAGGAAGACGTGTTTTTCGGAACCGTGCTCGTGAAGTCCTCTCGTGGCGTCATGTATCCATTCCCGGTTGTACTCGACATGGATGGCCGAAAGATGCTGGAGCTGTATCCAAGCCTCGTGCTGGTCGGCAAATCATCGAGCGGTCAGGACGTGTTTCGAGACACAAGCCTCGATGGCGACGGCGCCACAACTGGAGGCGCGACATGATCGAATACGCGATGACGCAGTGGGGCGATGGGCGCTCCTGCCCGCGCCCGAAAGCTGTGCTCGAGACGGCCGAGCGCATGCAGCGGTGGGCCGCCGGTCAGTCGGAAGTCTGCGGCGGGTGCCACTCTCTGCCAGCCGTGGGGATCCGGGCAGGGCTGCCGCTCTGTGGACGCTGCCGGGAACAGCGGACGATCCGATCCGGCGACGCGCAGTTAGCGAGCCGAGCGGAACCGGAGGACGACGCGGCTAGTCCGGTCACGCTGACCGGCCTGTCGATTGTGTTCAATTCCCGTTCCGAGTGGATGGGATTTTTCGAGATCATCAAGCCGTCTGCCGTCGATCGTACATTCGCCGAGAAGATCGATTTGAGATATCTGTGGAGTCACAATCCTGATATCACGATGGGCCGCATGAGCGCCGGCACGCTGCGTATTCGCAAGACGACACGTGGGCTGGCGATTGAAGCGGACCCGCCCCGCTGGGCCGCTGGCCAGATCGAGTCCGTGAAGAGGCGCGATGTGACCCAGCAAAGTTTCGCCTTTGAGACGGTGGAAGACGACTGGCATATCGAAGATTCGGTCCCCGTGCGAGACGTGCTCGATATGCGAGTGTACGAAAGCTCCGCGGTGGCGTTCCCGGCTTATGCCGCCACGACGCTGAAAGCCATCAACGCAGACGCGCGAGAGCACTGGTTCCGTGAACAGCAGACGTCAGAGCGTCTGAGACTCGCTCGATGAGCCGAGAACGGAATCGCCGCGGCCGGCCGGCGCTGTATCCAGGCCAGCCAATGTTACAGGTAGGCACGCGGCTGCCTGCCCAGATTCACAATCGGTTGATGGATCTGTCGAATCGATCCGGGCATCCCGTTCACGAGTTAGTAAGAGAAGCGGTCACGCGACTGGTGATTCAGTCGCGCGACCGCTGATTGCCTGCCGGGACTCGACTGACGCCGCCCAGCCAAACCTAGCCCGTCCATACCTCGCCTGCCTCGGCCAACCACGCCTAGCCGTGTCTATCCCCCCCCGTCACGCCTTGCCGCTCCACGCCTGCCGCTCTCGCCAATCCGCGCCAAGTAGAGTGATGCCCCGCCGATCCACACCTCGCCTGCGTGGCCAAGGGTCGATCCGCCGCGTCAGGCCCCATCGGGCCGTGCCTGTCATAGCCTGCCAGAACTCGCCGCGACCGGATCCCGCCGCGCCGTGTCTCGCCGCGCCTCGCCTGCCGTGTCACGCCCGGCCTAGCCAGTCCTTGTCAGTCCGGACCAAGGTCCTGGCCTGCCGTGTTCATCCACGCCTTGCCTACCTAGAACCAGCCCCGCCCAGCCATACCTCGCCCGATTGCGCCATACCGCGCCTCACTAGACCGCGCCGCGCCTGCCTCGCCAGACCGCGCCATGACGGACCCCGCCTTGAACTACCGTGCGTCGCCTGCCTCGCCACGCCTGTCCGAGCCATCAACCGCGTTGCCAGTCCACCACTGGCCGCGCCCAGCCTGCCACGTCATGTCTCGTCGCGACTAGTCGAGGCTTGCCCCGCCCAGCCGTGTCAGGACGCGCCTGTCCAGCCGTGTTCTACGCCGCCTTCTTGCTCTTGACGCCCTTGGCGATCCGTTGCACCCCGACGATCTCCGCGAGCAGCCGATCGATCTCCCGCGTCAGTCCCAACGGCCCCGCGAGATCAAGACCGCGCCGGACGTGGCCCGCGGCCACCTCCAGCGTGTAGACAAGCGATTCACGCGCCGCCGCCGGATCGGCACGCAAGGCAATCACGCTGCGATAGCCCTGCGCACCGCCCACTGAACGGTCACGCACATACACCGGCACCTTGATCTCGTGCGTCTCGTGCTGCACGAGCACCGTGACGTGGCCGATGATCTCTCGCGCCCGTTGAATCCAGTGCAGCATTGCTGCCTTTTTCAGATTCCACGGGAACAACGGATGCAGCGGACTCGACGGCTTCCGCGCATGCGCCACCACGCGAGAGGCACTGATGCGCCCCTGCTTGTCCTCGAGCCCTTTGAGGCAGTCGAGTTGCGCTTTCGTGAGTTTCATCACGCCGCTCCCTTCAGCGTCCGATGCGTCAGTTCCTCATCGAACCACGACAGCAGTTCTGTCGTTTCGTCGTCGTAGCAGACCGGATTCTCCAGCCCTTCGATCTGCGCCTTGCGCCCTCCCGCCTTCACGATTGCGGCGAACTCGGGATCGTTCGGCGCGACGATCTTGAACTGGCCGTAGTTGCCGGCGCCCTTCTCCGGTCGCCAATCGCCCACGCCGATCGTGATACCAGCCGCAGCCAGCAGATTCAAGACGGCCTGTTGACGAATGAGTGGCTGCACGTAGGTGATCGACAACTTGCACGCCCACTCCGGCACGATCGCGCGCGTGCGGATGTCCGGCGTCCTGTTCATGTCGGCCGAGCGCACCGTGGACATGAACAACTTGGGCACGCCGTAGATCCCGACGAACTCACCAGCGATGTAGGTGAGCCGGCCGATCTGCGCCTTCTTCGCACCAGGCATGTCGAGCGCCGCCGATCGAATGGCCCCCTTGAACGACGTGGCCAGCATCGCCAGCAGCGTCGGCTGCGCCTTGTCCTTCAGCGTGTAGGCCGACGCACGGTATTCCTCGATCGGCTTGTGCTTGAGCGTCGTCGCCTTTTCGACGGCCGACTTGCGGCCCTTTGGCATCAGCAGTTCATGCTTCGCCTTCTCGCTCATCCGGTTGAGGATGATCGGGCTCGTGCCGAGCACGTAGCACGTCACTGAGGCGGTTTCGACCTTCAGGATCTCGGAGACTTCGGGTTGTGACGTAGACTTCTTTGCAGCCATGTTTGGGGCCCTCCAGCGGCCCTTGGCGTGGTTAGGAGCCGTTCGGCGTTAGCGCGTCGAACGGTTCCGCCTACCTTATAGTAGGCCGGCCGGTATTGTCCACTCCGTTATAAAAAATCGCGTCTCACGCCATGTTCCCCTAGCCTTGATCGTGAACTAGCAGAGTCAGGCGCGCGTAGGCTCCTCAGCCGCTCGAACCTGACGACATAGACGGCAGCGTCTCCTGACCACTCAGGGCGCCGCTCAGAGCGAATCGAATCGCTTGGGGCGGCGCCCTTTGTTGTTTTGCGGTCCCCCAAGCACCCCAGAGGGACCGACATGACGATTCAGGAATTGCTTGACAGAAAAAAGGGCCTCGTGGCGGCGGCCAACGAGATCCGCGACCGCGTCTACAAGACAGACGGTGGCGAGTGGAAGGGCGACGACGAGGCCAAGTTCGACGGCCTGATGAAGGACGCCGACAACGTCACGGCCGAGATCGGCCGGCTGGCCAAACTCGAAGCGACCGAGCGCAGTCTGACCGAGGCCGAGCAGCCCCAGCAGCGGCAGACCACACGCGAGATCGAGCGGCGCGACAGCACGCGCGGACGCATGGGCAGGCCGAGCGTCGAAGATCGCGCGCTGGCGTTTCACGGCTGGTTCGGCTCCGGCTCGCCAGATGGCGAGACGGTCACGCCGGCCCACCGAGAGGCGGCGGCCCGCTGCGGCATCAGCCTCGATGCCAAGAAGCTCCGCATGCGTCTGGCCCCGGTGGCCCTCCGGTCGCTGCGCGCCGAGGACGTGAGCGAGTGGGAACAGCGGTTGACGCAGGTCGACGTCGTGTCGCCGGATCTTGGCGGTCACTTCACGGTGCCCGACGAGATGATGAAGCCGCTCGAGCGCGCCTTGCTCGAGTTCGGCGGCATGCGGCAGGTCGCGCGAGTCGACCGGACCGCGACCGGCGCCGCGCTGCCCTACCCGACGATGAACGACACGTCGAACTCGGGTGCGCTGCTCGGTGAAGGGTCGGAGCACACCGAGCTCGACACCGAGTTCGACCAGATGATCCTCGAAGCCTACAAGTACACGTCGCGCCGGGTGCCGGTGTCGGTCGAGTACCTGCAGGACAACGCGATCAACTTCGCCGGCATCATCGGGTCGATTCTCGGCGAGCGGATCGGGCGGATCACGAACACGCACTTCACCACGGGCGATGGCAGCGCGAAGCCCAACGGCGTCGTGACGGCGGCGACGTCGTCCGGCATCACCACGTCGGGCGCGGCCACGATCACCTACGACAACATCGTGGACCTGAAGCACACGGTGGATCCCGCGTACCGCTCGCAGGGGTCGCGCTTCATGTTCAACGACACGACCCTGAAGATCCTCAAGAAGATCAAGGTCGCGCAGTTCTCCGGCGACACGGGCGGCTGGCCGCTGTGGCGACCGGGCCTGACCGTGAACGAGCCGGACACGATCGACGGCGATCCGTACACGATCAATCAGCAGGTCGCGTCGGGCCCGGGCACCAAGGCCATGCTCTACGGCCTGTTCTCCAAGTACATCATCCGTGACGTGCGCGACGTCACGCTCGTCCGACTCGACGAGCGGTACGCCGAACTCGGCGTGGTCGCGTTCCTGGCGTTCTCGCGCCACGACGGCGACCTGCTCGACGCCGGCACGAACCCGGTGAAGTACCTGACGATGGGTTGATCGCGCATGAAGCTGCGGTTCTGCACGTCGGTCGCTGGTGAGCGGTTCAGTTTCGCCGAGGGCCAGACGATCGACGTGCCCGCACTTCCGCGTGAGTTCCGCGCGTGGCTGGCGGACGGGGTGATCGTCGTCGTGGACGACGCGCTGGAGGTCGCGGCCTTGGACCCTTTGGGCCAGACGGCGACTGTAGCGCATTCCCGACCGTTCAAAGGGCGTGGCCGGGGGCGACGGTCGTTTGTATCGCGTCCGGTCCCAGCCTGACGGCTGACGACGTCGAGGTCTGCCGCGGGCGGCGCGTGATCGTCGTGAACGATGCCCACCGGCTCGCGCCGTGGGCTGACGGGCTTTACAGCAGCGACCAGCACTGGTGGACGTACTACAAGGGCGTCCCTGAGTTCTCCGGGCGGAAGTTTGGTATCCGCCCCCTTGATCCTCCGACGGAGTGGAACGTGATGGTGTTGCGGAACACGGGTGACACGGGGATAGAAGCCCACCCGTCAGGGTTGCGGACCGGGAAGAACTCCGGCGCCTCGGCCATCAATCTCGCCGTGCATCTAGGCGCCGCGCGCATCGTCCTGCTCGGGTATGACATGGGGCGCGGCAAAGGCCAACCCTCGCACTTCTTCGGGGATCATCCCGGCCGCTTGAATCAAGGGCCGGCGAAAGAGACGTTCCTGCCGATGTTCCACCAGATGGTGGAGCCGCTGAAGGCGCTCGGCGTCGAAGTCGTCAACTGCACACGCACCACGAAGCTTGACTGCTTTCCGAAGGCGGATCTGCGCGCCGTCCTCGAAACCGAGGTGGCGGCGTGACGACGTTGTCGATCTGCCTCGCCTACTGGCGCAACCCTGGGATGTTGGCCCACCAGTACCGCGTGTGGGCGGACTATCCAGCTGATCTGAAGGCGCGGATCGAAGTGCTGATCGTGGACGACGGCTCGCCAGAGCCCGCCAGGGACGTCGCGAAACCCGATGGGCTCCCGGCCCTCACGCTCGCCGAGTTCCCGCCCACCGCCACGCCAGAGACGCCCCCGTGGCGCCAGGACGCGGCCCGCAACTGGGCGGCGCACCACGCGACCGGCGACTGGCTGTTTCTGTCCGACATGGATCACGTCCTCCCGGCGGACAGTCTGCGCGCGTTGCTCGATCGCATCTGGCAGCCGACTGGCCGCGATCCCGTCTACTCGTTCCACCGACTCGACGCGCCGAACCTGACGCCGAAGGTGGACAAGCAAGGGCGTCTGCACCCGCATCCGAACACCTACGCCATGTCGAAGCGGACATATTGGGCCGTCGGTGGCTACGACGAAGACGTGCTCGGCATCTACGGGACCGACGGCTACTACCGCCGGAAGCTGATCGACCATGTCACGCTCGTGCATTGGCCCGACATTCCGATCGTGCGGTTCCCGCGCGAAGTGATTCCAGACGCGAGCACGCGGACGAACCGGGACGCCTTCCGACGCAACGGCTTCGTGCAACAGGTGCTCGCCGACAAACAGTCGAAGAAACTGCCGCCGGCTGTGCTGACGATTCCCTGTGACATCACGTACCGCGGGGTGGGCGCGTGAAGCACATCGGGGCGCAGAAGGTGTTCGCGCATCTCGATCGGCTGGCCGAGTGGCAGCGCGGCGGGACGCCGGCCCCGGTGACGGTCGAGATCGACCTGACGAACGTCTGCTCGCTGGGGTGCCAGTCGTGCTTTACCCAGAAGGCGAAAGTTGAGACAATGGCGCGCGGTCGCGTCTCGATTGCCGATGTCGTGCCTGGGGAGATCGTCCTCGGCTACGACGAGGCGACTCGGCGCGCGGCATGGGTGGCCACGCTGGCCGTATCGGAGCGGCCGTTCGCTGGCACCATTTACACCATCCATGTCGGACAGACAGCGATCGAAGCGACCGGCGAACACCCGTTCCTTACCGAGCGAGGATGGGTTGCCGCGTCAAATCTCACGGTCGGAGATCGGCTCGTTGGACTCTCGGAAACTTTGCGCTTGCGGTTGCGGCCTGAGAGTGTTGACGGCCGGCTCGATGACTCGTCGAGGCCATCACCTTCCAGAGACACGCGCCAGAATCTCTGCGGCCAAGCGGGCGAACAATCCCATGAAGCGCCCGGAGATTGCGGCAAAGGTAGCCGAGGCGAACAAAGGCAAGCGTCGTCCGGATGTGTCGGCGTGGCGCCGGCAAGCGTACGCAGACGGACGCTTGACGCCGCCAGTGATGAGCGCGGAGTGGCGCCTGAGAGCGTCAGAGCGGATGAAGCGCGACAATCCCATGAGACGACCGGAGGTGGCAGCGAAGGTGAACGCTACCTCTCTGGCCAGTGGCGCATACGAACGACGAGGAGAGGCGTCACGCCAGTTCTGGGCCACACACCCGGAGTTCAGGGCAGCCGTTGTGCAGCGGATGAAGACGCGCAATCCGATGTTCGACAACGATACCAAGGAACGCAGCCTGAGCAAGACGCGGTTGCACCTGAGTGCGTCGAAGTTGGAGCAGTGGTTCGGCCGGTTCTGCGCGCTGCACACGGTTCCGGTCTGGTATACGGGCACGGGACAGTTTTGGGTGAAGGCGCGCAATCCAGACTTCAAGGTCCACGGCCGGAAACTGATCATCGAAGTTACGGACGGCTACAACAGAACGCCGGGCGGACGGACGCTGGACGGCTACGCGATTCCAACGATTCAGCACTACGAGGGGCACGGGTTCTCTTGTCTCGTGGTGATGCTGCCGCCGCACATGCGCCATCGAACGGCGGCGATGCGGGCGGATCTCAAGCGCTCCGTGGATCTGTTTCTGGCGACCGGCTGGAGCCAAATCTGGTTCTGGCCTCGATCGATCGGATCGACCGCGATACCCGCGTAGCGACCGTCTACAACCTCGAAACCTCTCACGGCACGTATGCGGCCGATGGGATGGTCGTTCACAACTGCCATTTCGCGCATACGCACGTCGCCGGGCCGTGGGCACGCAAGGCCGAGAAGCCGAAGGACTACGGCGACACCGGCCGCTTCGCCGAGCAGGGCTGGCTTATTCCCGCCGTGGCGGACATGCACGCGGCCGGGGTGCAGGCGATCGTCTGGTCCGGCGGGGGCGAGCCCACCCTGCATCCTGAGTTCGATCTGTTCGTCCAGTGGGCGCACCGCTGCGGGCTACAGCAGGGCATGTATACGCTCGGCGGCCATCTCACCGAGGCTCGCGCGGCGTTCGTCAAACAACACTTCACCTGGGCCGTCGTCTCGCTGGATTGTCCGGACGCGGAGACGTACGCCAGGGAAAAGGGCGTCCCACCGTCGCGGTTCGCCGATGCGTGCGCCGGTATACGGCGATTGGCGGGAGGGGCCGCGACGGTGGGCGTGTCGTTCCTGCTCCACGCGGGCAACTGGACGCGCACAGCCGAGATGCTGGCGCTCGCGCGCTCACTCGGCGCCACGTACGCCACCTTCCGTCCGACGATCGAAACGGACCATGCCGACCTGTCGGTGATCACGGGCGACCGCTCGTGGGTCACGGCCGCATTGCCGACGCTCTGGGAATTGCACGCTGAGGCCGACGTCGAAGTCGATCCCGATCGCTTCGAGGAGTACCGCGACTGGACCGGCCGCGATTATCAGACCTGCCACGGCATCCGGCTCGTGACGCAAGTTACGCCAGATGGGCGCGTGTGGGTCTGTCCGAACCGCCGCGGCCTGGCTGGGTCTGAACTCGGCGACCTGACGCGCGACACCTTCGCGGATCTGTGGGCGCGGCATCCGGGGCAGTGGACGGACTTCAGCGGTTGCCGAGCGATGTGCAGGTTGCACCTGGTGAACCGACAGCTCGCGCCGGTTTTCGAGAAGCGTCAACACGAGGCGTTCGTATGAGCACGGTCACGGCGGTGATCCCCGTGTTCTATCCCGAACGTCGGCAGAACTTGCCGATCGTGGTGGAGGCGTTGCGCGCTGGCTCACGCGTGCCAGACGAGATCATCGTGTGGAACAACGGCGAGCCGATCGACCCGATCGACGGCGTGTCCGTGGTGCAGTCGCATCGGAACGTCGGCTGTCAGGGGCGGTTCTACGCGGCGCTGATGGCGAAGTCCGACATCGTGCTGTTCACGCACGACGATTTACTGGTCGGGAGAGACACGCTCGACGATCTTGTGGACTGGCACTATCAGGATCCGAAGGCCGTCTGGGCGATGCACGGCAGGGTCGCGACCGACGGTGGGTATGAGGCGTGGCGATCGCTGAAAGCGACGTCCGGTGGGTCGCCGACTCGCCTGGACGTGGCGCTCGGCCGCTGCGATCTCGTTCCGGCGTCCATCCTGCGGACCATTCTCTCGCGCTATCACTGGCCGGCGACCGTCGAGATGGACGACCTGTGGTTCAGCGCGTCCGCCCGGTTGCAGGGCATCGATCTGCTGTTGCCGCCGATGCCCGAGTCGGCGCAGTTCCGCAAGTTGTCGAGCCAAGGCGTCGGCTACTGCCATCAGGCCGACTGGTATCAACAGCGCGACGCCTGTGCGCGCCGGATCATCCCTGACGCCCTCGGCGCGTGGCCGTGGCGCGCGGGACAGTTGGTGACGGCATGAGAGCCCTCATCACGAGTGTCCGATGCGGCGACTTCCTGGCCGATACGCTGCCGGCGTGGAAGCGTCTGCTCGGTGATCAGCTCGGTGTGGCGACGTCGCCAGAGGACACCGAAACACAGGCCGTCTGTGCGAAGCATGACGTCAAGGCGTGGGTGACGGACGGCTGGTCACGGATCGCCGAGGGCCATATCGGCGCGATCCCGCCGACATTCAACATGCCGCTGGGGCTCGATGAGGCGTTCGGCTTCCGGCCGGGTATCCGCGATGAGCCCGCCGATGGCGAGCTCTGCCTGAGCCTTAACGCCGACGTCTATCCGTTTGGCAACGTGCCGAAGGAAGACGCGATCCCGACTGGCACGATGGCGGGCTGGTGGCGGTATGAATGCCCGACACCGACGGACCTCGATCAGCACTGCAACGGACGGAAGGGTCTGCACAAGTTCAAGCGCATGAAGAACTCCGGCGGCCGTCCGGTGGGCTACGCGCAACTGTTCCGCTACTTCACGGGCTTTCGGTTCGGCTCCTACGGATCGGCGGCCAAGTACGACATTCACGTCTTCGCCAAGTTCCCGCGGCTCGAAATGCGCGACGACCTCTACCTGTTCCACCTGGGTGGGCCTGAAGGCGGACGTCAGAACTGGATCAGCCGGTGCGTGCCTCGGTGGAGGGCCGCGTGAAGCCGTACCCGCGCGTGCTGTCCGAGTTCGACACAATGCGCGCCGTCGTGGGCGGGCGCAGCCTGTCCCGCTACGGTGACGGGGAACTCCGCCAAGCCGACCGGGTGTGCAACATCAAGCCGCAAGTGGCGGACGCGGCGTTGACGGCTCGCCTGCGCGCGATCCTGCTCGACTCCGGCGCCTGCCTCGTGGGGATCCCAAACATCCACGATCCTGGGCCGAAGGCCGTTCACTGGAACACGTATCAGTGGGCGTCAAAACTGCTGGCGGATCGGCCGTACGGCAGTGCGTTCGTGACCCGTCCCGACTCCGCGCCGTGGATCAACGATGACGCCTACTGGACGCTCGTCCAGTCGCTCTGGCTGAACAAGTCCGTGACGCTGGTCCGTGGACAGCAGAAGTCGTTCACGGCCGACGTGCTGCTGGAGGCGGGCGCGTCGGAGGTCCGAGAAATACTCGCGCCCGTTCGCGATGCGTGGGCGAACTATGCCGAGATTCTGGCCGAGATCGGCACGCCGGAAACGGCGCTGCTCTGCCTGGGGCCGACCGCGACCGTGCTGGCCGTCGACCTGTGCGCGAAGGGCGTGCATGCGGTGGATCTCGGCCATTTGGGGATGTTCTGGAAGAAGCGCCTCCGCGGGTTGCCCATGTGGGTGACGCCGGACGACAAGGCGGTCGCATGACGGCGGTCCTCACGGCTCCTGTGTCGGCGCCGCACTGGTCCGTGCCACGCGAGTGGGTGGGCGAACGGTGCTTCATCATCTGCGGCGGCGCGAGTGTGCGGGCGCAACGGGCGCTGATTCCTCGCCTGAAAGGGCGGGTGATCGCGGTCAAGCAGGCGGTGTATCTGCGACCCGACGCCGACGTGTTGTGGATTGGCGGCGAGTCGATGAATGAACTCGCACTGCCGCTCCTGCCGGTCTTTCGTGGCACCTACGCCGCCGTGCGCGGCAAGTCCTGCCGGCGTCTGCCGGCGTCCGTCTTGCGCGTGGGCCGGTGGAAGGATCACACGACACTCTCCGATCGGCAGACGCATGTGACGGGTTACGACTCCGGCACGAGCGCGATCAACCTCGCGTACCACTTCGGCGTTTCGGAAGTGATCCTGATCGGCTACGACATGACCGGCGGGCGGTGGTTCACGGGTGAGCATCCGCACCCGATGCCGCAGATCCCCGAGTCGCACTTCGTGGGCCACATGGCGCCCTTGCCCAAGTTGGCCGAGGACTGTCTGCGGAAGGGGCTGCGCGTCGTCAACTGCTCGCCCGTGTCGCGCGTGACGTGCTTCGAGCGGAAGCCGCTGGAGGCGTTCCTGTGAGCGACGTCATCCGCCTGTTCATCGGGACGTCACCGAACGGCGAGGACTACGAAGCCGAGGCGGTGCTGGAGTACTCCGCGCGCCAGTGCTCGTCGCTGCCGATTGACATCACCTGGATGCGCGCGGCGCCGTCTGGGCCGTATGCGGGCTGGCAGCTCGCCTCCGGGCGTACGCCGTTCTCGGGCTTCCGATGGTCGCCTCCGGCCATGTGCGACTTCGAGGGTCGGGCGATCTATGCCGACGTGGACTTCGTCTTCCACGGCGACCTCGCGGACCTCTGGCGCGAGGACGTTCCCGGCGTGATCGTGACAAAGCGTCCAACACTCGCCGGCAAAGTGAAGACCTGCTGCACGCTGTTCGACTGCGCGAAGGCGAAAGGGCACATCGCGGATCTCGACGGCTTGCGACGGATGCCCAATCCACAGGGGTATTACACGACCTACTTCAAGGAACGGCCGGACCTGGTGAGCCACTTCGCGTCCGGCGACTGGAATGCGATCGACGGGTTCGATCTGGCGGACAGGCGGATCAAGGCCACGCATTACAGCCGCATCGAACACCAGGTCCATTTGAAGCACGCGATGGCGCGGCTGGCGTCGCAGGGCCGGACGCACTGGTATAGCGGGCCGGTGTTCCAACATCCGAACGCGGACCTGCAAGCGCACTTTGACGCCTTGCTGAGCGCCGCGCAGGCGGCTGGTCTGACGTTCGAGTCGTTCGGCTACGGATCAGGGGTGGCGATTGCGCGCCGGGACTTCGTCTATGCCCACCACGCGAGCACGGCGGTGCTGGCATGACGCCGCTGACTGTGGCCTGCGTCTTCGTGCGCGGGAATTATGCGTACTCGCTCGACTACGTCGTGCGGCTCGAGCGCATGGCGCGGCGCTATCTGTCGCGGCCGTTTCGCTTCGTCTGTCTGACGGATCAGCCAGAGGCGGTGTCTGCGGCCAACATCGAGGCCATCGCGATCCCGAATCTTCGGCTCACGCAGGCGTTCTGGCACAAGGTGTTTCTGTTCGATCCGACGATGCCGCTGTATGGGCGGGTGCTCTATCTCGACTTGGACACGCTGATCGTGGCGCCGCTGGATCCACTGGTGGACACTGGCGATCCGTTCATCTGTGCGGCGGACCTGTTCGGGAACGGCGACGGCCCGCCGGTCGTGGGCTTCAAGGACGGGCGCGTGGTCTGTCAGAAGCATCAGGGCAGCGTGATCGTCTTTGACGCCGGGGCCGTGGCGGATCTCTACACCGACTGGTCGCCGTCGCTGGCGAATCACTACTACGGGTGCGACGACTGGATGAGCGAACGCTATCCCGACGCGCCCGTGTTGCCGCTGGCGTGGTTCCCGCGGATCAGCCAGGTGCAGCCCCCGTGGCCGGCCGAAGCCAAAGTGATCCTCGTTAAGAAGCCGAAGAACCATCTCGCCGCGCAGCAGTGGGACTGGTTCGATGCCCAGTGGGGCGGGTGGGCCGCATGACGGTGGCCGCCTTGGAAGCCCTGTTCGTGTCTGAGGTCGAGGGCGAAGTGCGTCTGCCGGGCGTGACCCGGAAAGCGCTGCCGGCCCTCTTCGCGGCTCGTGGCTACACGTCCGGCGCCGAGATCGGCGTGTGGCACGGCGGCTTCTCGGCGAAGCTCAAGGCCGCGAATACGGCCCTGCGTCTACTGTGCGTGGATGCGTGGGAGACGTTCCACGGCGACGTGAGCGGCCAGCGCGTGGCCTTGAAGACGCCCGCGCAGATGGTTGAGGCCGAGGCCGCGGCACGGCGGGTGCTCGAGCCGCTGGGCTGCGAGATCCGCAAGGGCGCGTCGGTGGCGATCGCGGCGACCGTGCCGGATCGGTCGCTCGACTTCGTCTACATCGACGCGAATCACAGTTACGAGGCGGTGCTGGCGGACCTGTGCGCCTGGACGCCAAAGGTCAAGGTCCACGGGGTGATCGCCGGCCACGACTACTGCGTCAACCCTGCCAAGCCGTTCATCAACGTGATCGACGCGGTGAAGACGTTCACGGCCGCGCGTGGGATCCGCCAGTGGTTTGCCACGGGCGAGCGCACGCCCAGCTTCCTGTGGGTGAACGCATGACCTATCGCGCGTTCACGTTGATCGTTCCCTACTACGACAACCCGCTGATGTTCCGCGAACAGCAGAAGCAGTGGCGGGCGCTGGAGTTGGACGTGCGGCAGGCGTTGCACGTCGTCGTCGTCGATGACTGTTCGCCGGAGCATCCGGCCGCGCCCGAACTGGACCCTGAGACGGCGCCGGCGCTGGCGTCGTTCCGGCTGTTCCGCACGAAGGTGGACGTCCGGTGGAACTGGCTGTTCTGCCGGAATCTGGGCGTCGACAAAGCGACCACCGAGTGGGTGTTGATGACGGACATCGATCACGTCGTGCCGTATGCGACGTGGCGCCGGCTCATGCGGGACAAGTTGGATCCGCTCGTGGCCTATCGCTTCTCGCGCGTGGTCGCGCCTGACCACAAGGAAAAGAACCCTCACCCCAATACGTGGGCGATGACGCGCCATATGTTCCTCAACCGGATCGGCGGCTACGACGAGTTGTTCTCTGGCATCTATGGGACCGACGGCGAGTTCGCGGGGCGGGTGGCCCTCTGGGCGCAGGCGATCCACATCCTGACTGAAGTCGTGATCGAGTATCCGCCAGAGGTGATCGCGGACGCGAGCACGACGCGCTACACGCGGAAGGACGACAGCGACCGCGAAGAGCGGTCGCTGCGGAAGGCGCACAAGTTCTATCTCGGCGCGTCCTATCAGCCCAAGCGGCTCACGTTTCCCTGGTCGCAGGTGTATCCATGAGGCCCGAGACGGTGATCTGCTGGAAGTGGGCGCCCGCGCCTGGCTACCGCTCGACGTTCGGGCCGGAGACGGTGAACGTCCTGGCGGCGATGGTGCGCCGGCACTACCGCCACCCGCATCGGTTCGTGTGCGTCACCGACCAGCCGGACGGGATCGACTCGTCGGTCGAGATTCTGCCGGCCTGGAACGACTACGCCGCGGTGCCATCGCCGCATGGACGGAACAATCCGAGTTGTTACCGCCGGCTGCGGCTGTTTCACCCTGACGCCGCGCAGTGGTTTGGCGAACGGTTCGTCTCGCTGGATCTGGACGTGGTGATTACGGACGACCTCGATCCGCTCTGGAACAGGGACGAGGACGTGGTGTTCTGGGGCGACACGAACCCATTGCCGGGCAGTCACTACAACGGCTCGATGCAGTTGATCCGCGCTGGCTCGCGGCCCCAAGTGTGGACGGAGTTCGACCAGTTCACGTCGCCGCAAGCGTCCTACAAGGCCAAGTCGTTCGGCTCCGACCAGGGCCACATCAGCCGGATCCTCGGCCCTGGCGAAGCGAAGTGGACGCAGGCCGACGGCGTCTACAGCTACCGGAACCACATCGCGCCAGACAATCACCGGCTGCCGGCGAATGCGCGCGTGGTCGTCTTTCACGGCCACCGCGATCCCTGGGATAGCTACGTGCAGATGCACTGTCCGTGGGTGCGTCAGCACTGGACCACAGATGAGGCGGTGCCCGCATGACGGCGTGGGATCAGGGGATCCGCTGGTTCTCTCGCCGCACGGTGGAGCCGACCGACCTCGTGGTCGACGTGGCCTACGTGCGTGACTACGTGCTGCGGACGGCGAACGACAACTACGAAGACGCGCACATCGAGCGGCTGATCAAGGCGGCGACGGACGCCTGCGAAGAGGCGACCCACGAAGCGCTGCCCGTGCAGACGCGCCAGATCATCCTGAGCGGCTTTCCGTGGGGCGCGATTGTGTTACCGGGGCCGCCGCTGATCGAGGTGGACTCGCTGGCCTACGTCGACGACGACGGCGACTCGCAGACCCTCGCGGGCTCGCCGGCCGAGTATGCCGTGATTCCTTCGGGCCGTGTGGCGAAGGCCAAAGTGACGCCGCTCTATGGCGAGACGTGGCCCTCGACGCGGGTGCAGGAAGACGCGGTGACAGTGACGTTCGAGTGTGGCTATGAGGACGCCACGGCGATTCCTGAGCGCTACATCACGGGGATCTGCCTCATGGTGGGCGAGCTCTACAAGCAGCGGTCGCTGAGCGTCCAGAACACGATCCAGAACGTGCCGGCCGTGTTGCAGCTCGAGCGGTTCTGGCAGCCGAGGTATTAGCGATGCGCCTTGGTGTGCCCCTGGACCCCGGCTCGCTTGATCGGCGCGTGACGATCCAGTTCCGTTCGGACGGATCGACGGAGTCGGGGATGCCCGTGGAGGACTGGACGACGACGCCGTCCGTCACGGTGTTTATGGCCCGGATGGCGGTGGGAGGCATGGAACGTGTGAACACGCACCAGGTGAGCGCGCGTGCCGAGACGCGGTTCGTCATGCACTACCGGGCCGACATGGACCCGGATCTGGTGGACGTGGCGAAGGATCGGCGGCTGTCGTTTCAGTCGCGGATCTACAACATCACGAGCGCGCAGCAGATGGGCGCGAAGGCCGCGATTGAACTGACGGCGCTGGCGAAGGTGGGCTAGATGGCAACTATGGGAGACATCACTGTCCCGGCTAACACGTTGATGAGCCAAATCACGGTGACTGTGCGTGTCACAGGCATGGCCTGGGCCATGTTCCGGGTGCGCTGTGCGGTGCCGTTGTTCTGGCTGGCTGCGATGGTGGCTGGTATGGGCGTGGAGTTCGAGATGGAGCAGAAGCCCTGATGGTCTCGATGCGGATCGAAGGCGGCAAGGAACTCGCGGCGGCGCTGAACAGCCTCAGTGCGCGAGTCCGCCGCAACACGCTCGTGACCGTGCTCACGGAAGCCGCCGAGCCCATGCGGAAGCGGGCCGAGTCGCTAGCTCCGCATGAGCCAGGCCCTCCGGACATCAAGGCCAACATCATCGTCGCGCGCAACATGAAGACGATCGGCGAGTCTGGCTTTCTGGAGCGGCAGGACGAGTTTCAGGGCACGGTCGCGATGGGACCGGCCAAGGGCTTCTTCTACGGGCTGTTTCAGGAATACGGCACGACGGGCAAGCGTGGCCATGCCGCGCAGCCGTTCATGCGGCCCGCGTTCGACAGCGAAGCGCCACGGGCACTCAAGAACATCGGCGAGGCGCTGTGGCTGGAACTGGCCGCGAAGCGGATCTCGCGGCCGACGATTGAGGCGCCGAGTGTGCCCACTGGGCCTGGGAGTGGCTTGACGTGACGGCCGCCGAGCTCGTGCGCCATCGGCTCCTCGACATCGTCGCGGTGACGGCGCTCGTGTCGACGCGGGTTTACACGCTGCTTGTCAGGCCAGGGACGACGATGCCGTGCGTGCGGGTGCAGACGATCAGCGATACCGAGCCCATGCACTTGCGCGGCTCGTCAGGGCTGCACCAGGCGCGCGTGCAAGTCGACGCGATGGCCTCGGTGAAAGACGGCGGGGACGCGCTGGCGGATGCCAGGGACGTCGCCGAGGCGGCGCATGGACCGGGAGACGCGACGGGGCTGTGTGGCTTTGCGGGGACTGTCAACGGCAGCCCAGGCGTGGAGATCCTGTCGGTCCGGCCGATCGGCGGGCCGGTCGAGTTGTATCACGGCGAGGAACAGGAATACGTGACGGTGACGCGCGATTACGCCGTCGACTACCGGAGTCATTGATGCACTGAGTTTGATTCTTGAAACGGGCTGACTAGAGGGCACTCGAACCGCGCCAGGCCGGCGCGTGTCAGCACCGACAAGGCCGCGAAGAGAAGGCCGCTTCGACGTTCTGCACACGACCTGTGCGGGCGACGAGGCGGCCTTTTTCTTTTGCGGTTTCACACGAGTGGAGGAGAAGGCACATGGCAGATCGCACTGGCACTTTCTATAGCGCGGATGAAGGGACCATCGGCTACAAGACGCAGGTCTTGATTGGCGATGGCACCTCGCCCGAAGTCTTCGAGGCCATCGCGGGCGTGCGCTCCGTCACCTTCGGCGAAACGACCGTCGCCGATGTGGACCGGACGCACCTTCGCAGCCCGAACTCACACAAAGAGCACACACCCGGCATGCTCGACAGCTCGGCGATTCAGATCCGCGGGATCTACCTGCCGAGCGAAGACAGCTTATCCACGGCTGGCGGCGGCTCCGGCGTCTTCGCGTCGGGCGGCTTGCCGACGCTGGTGATCGCGCGTGGCACGCACAACTTCGTCGTCCGCCTGCCCGATGGCGTGAGCGAAGTCGAGATCACCGGCTACCTGACGGGCTTCTCGCTGTCCGAGGCGAGCGCCGAAGCGGTGATCGAATACACGTGCGGCATCATGCCGACGCAGGCGTTCGTGCTGCCGTAGGGCGGACCTTATGGCGAAGTTGTTCCCTGAAACGACGTTGACGGTCGAGGGCCAGGTCTATCGACTGGTCCTCGACATCAACGCGCAAATCCTGGTCGAAGAGCAGGCGAGCACGCCGACAAAAGAGGTGTCCTTTCAGTCCGTCGCCGAGGCGGCGATGAAGGGGCGTCAGACGGCGTCTCGTCTGCTGTTCTGGGGTTCGCTGCAACGACATCACCCGACGATCACGCTGGCGCAGGCGGGCGACCTGATGTCGTCCGTCGATCTCGGCGCGGCGGCAGCCATGCGGGAGGCGATGAAAGAGACGGCTCCCGATCTGGATGACGTGAAGGAGTTGGGCGTCAAGCCCTCCAAGCGCCCTCGGATGGCTCAGCCGCCAAACGGTGGGACTGGCGGGCACTTGAGATCGAGTCCCGTCGGTGGGGGCTGAGCCTGGAGGCGTTCTCCCGGTTGACGGTGCGTGGGCTGTTTCGTGAGTTCGTGGTGATCAAGGCGCAACGCGAAGACGCGCGCACGCTGGCGACGTTTCAGGCGTACCAGACCGTGCGGATCTACGCGATCGCGAAGAAGAAGGGCCGACTACCGGAGTTCAAGTCGCTGATCACTGAGCGGTCGATGAACACGATCGACGAACGCATGAGCCCTGAGGCGGCGCGGGCCGCTGGGGAGATGTTAGCGGCACGGGCTGGGACAAAGGTGCAGCCGGTGAACCGGATGCGCTTGGTGCGTGGACTAAAGACGGATGGCTAACTCGGCTGTAGTCGGCCTGCTCAAGGTCTTACTGACCGCGGATACGGCGAGTTTCGACGCCGAGATGAAACGTGTGTCGACGTCGATGGGCGCGTGGTCGAAAGACCTCGCCACGATGGGCCGGCAGGCGACGGCGCTCGGCACGAGTCTGACGAAAACGATCACCCTGCCGTTGGTGGCGATGGGCGCGGCGTCCGTCAAAGCGGCGATCGACTTCGAGTCATCGTTCGCGGGCGTCCGCAAGACCGTGGAGGCGACGGAGCCGGAGTTCGCGGCGATGGCGCAGCAGTTCCGCGATCTCTCCAAGGAGATTCCGATCAGCGTCAACGAACTGAATCGTTTGGGCGAGGCGGCCGGCGCCCTCGGCATCCCGAAGGCAGAGATCGTGGACTTCTCGCGCGTCATGGCCCTGTTGGGGGTCACGACGAACGTCACGGCGGACCAAGCCGCGGAGTCCATCGCAAAGATTCAGAACATCTTCGGCTCGGCCGGCAAGGACACGGAGCGCTTCGCGTCCACGCTCGTGGCGTTGGGCAATGACGGCGCGTCCACTGAGCAGGAGATCCTCGCGCTCGCCACGCGCATCGCATCGGCCGGGCGGACCATCCGGCTGACACAGGGGCAAGTGCTCGGTTTCTCGGCGGCGATTGCCAACGTCGGCATGGAGGCGGAAGCCGGCGGTTCGGCCATGTCGCGCGTGTTCATTGACTTGTCACAGGCGGTGAGCGCAGGCGGACGCGAGTTGGCGAAGTTCGCCCAAATCGCCGGCATGTCCGCTGAGCAGTTCACGAAAGCCTTCAAGGAGGATGCCGCAGGCGCCACGCTGGCGTTCGTCCAAGGGCTGGGTCGTATTCAGACCGGCGGCGGCGACCTCAACAAAACCCTGAACGAGTTGGGCTTTACCGAACTGCGCCAGTCCGACCTGTTGCGGCGCCTCGCTGGCGACAGTGACGGACTCGAGAAGGCGCTGACGTTGCAGGGGAAAGCCTGGCGCGAGAATAGCGCCCTTACGGAAGAGGCGCGGAAGCGCTTCGAGACGACGGAATCGCAACTGCTCCTGCTCTGGAATCGGATCAAGGACGTCGGGATCACGCTCGGCAATGCGCTCCTACCGACCATCAAGTCGCTCGTGTCGGTCATGGGCGCCCTGTTGCCGGTCCTTGACAATGCCGCCAAGGCCTTCGCAGTGCTACCGCCGTCGATTCAGCTATTGGCCCTTGGTCTAGCTGGTGTCGCCGCCGCGGCTGGTCCGTTGATCTTCGTCTTCGGCCAGATGGCACTGTCGGCGAGTGCACTAACTGGCGCCTTCGCGGCCAACGGGCTGGCTAGCCGCGCGCTCAATGTCAACCTCGGTTTCCTAGCCGTGGGCCTACGGGCCAATGTCGTCGCGGCGATGGCGACGACGACCGCCTACGGGGCGATGGGGGCGGCCTCGATTGCAGCGACCGGGGCTGTGCGGGCGCTCTGGGCCGTCATGGCGGCGCACCCGGCGGTGGCGGTAGCGGCGGGCATCGGGCTCGTCACGGCGGCGCTGGTCAAGCTACAGGAAAGCCGAGCAGTCAAGCAGCAATCAGAACTGGTCGATGGAATTAAGCGCGAATATATTGCGCGGGCGGAACAGGCAGGCGTCGTCCTCAAGAGCGCTCAGGCCAATGAGCGTTATCTCGAAGCCGTCACGGCGTTGCAGCAGTTGGAGGACATCCGTCAGGCGCAGTGGAGCAAGACGATCGAGGTGCAGAAGCGAGCGCTTGACGCAGAGCTAGCGCTCGGCCGGATCAGCCGAGAGACCTATAACGCTCGCATCCTCGCGATTCAAGGCGAGGAGAAAGCCGCAGACGTCCAGAAGCGTCGCATCACGATTGCCGAGGCGACCGTCGCCGCGGAACGCGCGATCCGTCAGGAGATCGAGGCGACCGGCTATAGCGTGCCGCAGCTCACGGCGGCTATGAAGGCCAACGAGGCAGGATTCAACGCCTGGGCGAAGCAGGTCGATCTGTCTGGCGCGACGATGGCCTTTCTGAAGGGCCAGATCAAAGAGAAGACGGCGGCCCAGAAAGTCGAGACGCAGGAAGTCAAGGACGCCACGGCCGCCGCGGCAGCGTTGAATGCCCAACTTGAACGTCAGCGCGGCCTGTTGCGTGAACTCGGCATTACGACGCGCGATGACGTCACGGCCGAGCTCGTGCGGTTCGGCGATGCCATGCTGGCGGCGCAGGCCGCGGGCGTGCCGCTCGTCGAAGTCCTGAAAGCCGCGATCCCGAAACTCGAAGCGCTGGAGAAGCAGGCGCGCGAGTCTGGCCTGGATACGGCGGCGCTTACCCAGCGGATCCGGGAGTTGAGGGCCGAAATCAACGCGCTGCTCGGTGTGCCGACGCTCGGCGTCGTGCCCTTCGACGTCAAGGCGATCACGGCGGGCCTGAAGCAGATCAGCCTAACGACAGTCAAGGCGCAGCATGACGCGGAAGAACTGAAGGACGCCTACAAGTTGCTCGGCGTGAGCATGCAGGCGGATCTTGACAAGGCCGCGAAAGATGCGCGCGAAGCCTACCGGCTGATCGCGTCCAGCGGCAAGGCCACAGCCGAAGAACTGAAAGCCGCGCGGCAGAAGGTGCTTGAGACCGAACGTGCCGCCGCCCGAGAGACTGTCTCGATCTGGCAGACGCAAATCTTCCCCGCGGTGGCCGATGTCACGAAGCGGCTGGGCGAGGCCATTAACGGCTCGTTCGCGCAGATGTTGCTCGGGGCCAAGTCCTTCAAAGACGGCTTTATCGACATCTGGAACTCGATCAAAGCCGCGCTGCTGAACATCTTCACCCAGATCCTTCAGTCGTTCGTCTCGACCGTGCTCGATGGGATTCTCGCGGCAATCACCGGCCGGCAAGGCGGGATCGGCGCGGCGCTCGGTGGGCTGCTGGGCGGGTTCGGCAAGGCCGGATCGGTCGGCGCTGTTGTGGACGCCACGGCCGGCGCGGCGCTCGGTGGGGGAGCGGGTGGCGCTGGCGGGGCTGGCCTGGGCGCAGCCCTTGGTGGCGCGGCGATTGGGACTGGACTCCTGGGCTTGCTCGTCTGGGGCCTGATGAACAAGAACAGCCGGCCCTGGGACGAACTCACCGGCCAGCAAGAAGCGGGGAACTTCTTCGACGCCTTCGGGGGCCAAGAAGACCTCGAACGGCTGATGGCCGATCAGGGCATCTCGCTCGACCGGATCGCGGAGCTGTTGCAGCCGTTGTCCGACCCTGACGTGCTCGGCATCCGGAGCAGTTTCGAGCTGGCCATCCAAGAGATCGCCGACGCGATCCGATCGACCGGGGTCGACATCTCCGGCGCCGAGTTCAACGTGCCGCACTTGGCCGCGGGCGGGTTCGTCTCACAGCCGACGCTGGCGATGATTGGCGAGGCTGGCCCGGAAGCCGTCATCCCGCTGGATGCAATGGGCGGCATCGGCGGCGACATCCGGATCGTGTTCGAGGAAGACGGGCGCCGGACGGCTGAGCGCATGGTCAGAAACATGCCAGGCGCGGTCTACCGGCTGAGGCGCTGGCCGTGAGCGCCGTCTATATCCTCGAAGTCGACGGCGTGGAGCGCGAACTCCGCGGCGGCTCCCTCAGTTGGGAGCCCGTCATCAACGGCGCGGACGTGCTGTCCTGCACGATCCTCTCGCCCAATCGATCGTACGTGCCGGCGTTGGGCGATGTGGTCGTGTTGTCTGAGGACGGGGTGGACGTCTTCGGCGGCATCGTGAGCGACTTCGACGAAGAAGGCCCAGACGGACAGCCGACGTCGTTCATGTCGGCCTTCCGACTCAGCGCGGACGCCTTCAATATCTACTTCCAAGGGATCTACATCACCGAGACGTTCCTGGCCGGGACGACGATCGAAGAAATCGCGACGATCCTCGTCGACAACTACCTCGGCGATTTCGGCGTGACGCTCGATCCGGACCAGGCCACTGGATCGTCACTGGCGGCGGATCTGGTGTGCGATGGCGTGCTGCTGTCGGACGCGCTGGGGCGCCTCACGACGGCGACGGGCTACTTCGGGCGCATCAATCCGTCTGAAGAGTTCCGGCTACTGACGGCCGGCGAGGAAGCCGCGCCGATCAACATCGTGGACGGCGACGGGCACCACGTCGGCGATATTCGTGTCACGCGCAGCCGCGAGAAGTCCCAGCCCAACATCGTCATCGTGAAGTACGGGCCGCCTGGCCCGCCGATCGACATTGTCGACTCGTTCACCGGCGACGGCGTCGAAGATACCTTCACGCTGTCGCAGCCGATCGTCGGCCCGACGCCGCCGTCCTCGTCCGGCCTGATCGCCTACCACGTCGTGGACATCAGCGGCGGCACCGAAACGCTGGGCGGCCTGACGAGTCCAGCGATCTGGCTCTACGACCCGAACACGCTGACCATCGTCCGTCAACTGGGCGCAGTGGGGAACGGCGTCGACTTCACCGTCCGGTATACGGCGCAGTTCCCGCAAACGGTCACGGCGCAGACGTCGCCGGCCACGCCGCCAGTCACCCGGGTTTACCTGTATCCGTCGGTGACGAGCGCCTCGGAAGCGCAGGAAATGGCCGATGCACTCCTCGCGCAGTCGCAGACGGACAAGCTGATCGTCCGCTATTCCACCTATGAACTCGGGATCCAGCCTGGGCAGACGCAAACGATCACGGCCGCCGATCGCGGCGTCAACGGGAGCTTTTTGATCACGGAAGTCCACGCGGAGAACCCGCCTGAGACGCAAGACGTGCTCCGCCACGTCACGGCGATTCAGGGGACACAGTTCAGAGGCTCGCCGAGGGACATCTATTCGGATTGGCTGAACACGGGTGGCGGCCCCACGTCGATTGTGGCCCCGCCGATCGCCAGCCCGTCTCCGACCGTGCTCGTGGCGACGTTGCGCCTGACGCATGCCGAGATCGTCGACCTCGGGACCGTCTTCCCGATCATTGTGCCGGCCCCAGGGGTCGGGTTTGCCAACGTCCCGCTGTTCATGTGGACGTCCCAGGACTTCGTCACCGGCTACACGGGGAGCGCCGACTGGGGGCTGCGGTACGAGACCGAAGTGACACCGCTGACGACGGTCCATCAGTTCTCGACGACGTTCTCGGGCGTGAACTGGACGGCCCGCGCGGCGCGCACGGTGGGCCTAATCACTACCGACGTCGAGAACAAGGCGCTGGTTGTGCTGTCAGACAACTCGGGCGCCACGCCGCTGACCGGCGGGCACGCGGACAACATTCTGACGCTTCACCTGACGTACTGCATCGTGGACGCGATCTAGTGAGGAACTGAATGGCTGAAGTGTGGATCGGCGTTGCCGTCACGGCGGTCATTCAGATCGTGGGCATTGCCTACGTGACCGGGGCGAAGGCATGAGAGGGAAGCGACAGGCAGGAGACCTCGACGGGCGCGGCTTGCAGGCGTTCTTCGAGGCTCGCTTTGCGGATCTCGAGCGCCGGTCAGATGACTGCTTGCAACTGGTCGCGACCACGGCGTCGGAACTCAAGCAGCATCTCGGGTCCGACATCAATCGGTTGGCCGTGGCCGTTGAAGCGACGAATGGGCGACTGCGAAAGGCCGAGATCGCGATTGCGGTGCTCAAGTTTGCCGTCTTCACGATTGGTGGGGCATTGCTCGTGGCGGGGTTGCAGGTCGTCGTGGCGAAGCTGACGGGGGGCGTGTGACACGTGATCGCACTCATTCGGTCGCACGTCATTCCGGCCGCGCTGACGGCGCTGCCGGTCGCAATGGACTCGCCCGCGGCGGTGCGAATGCTCGTGGCGATCGGTTGGCAGGAGTCTCGGTTTCAGCACCGAGTGCAGATCGGCGGGTCGGCCCGCGGCTTCTGGCAGTTCGAGCAGGGGGGCGGGATCCGCGGCGTGCTGGGGCACGACCAGACGCGGGTGATCGTGCGAGACGCGATGGCGGCGCTGTGCTACCGGCAAGCGTTGACGCCCTTCGGGTGCTACCTGGCAGTGGAGCACAACGACATCGTCGCGGCGATGTTCGCGCGGTTGCTCCTGTGGACGGATCCGGCGCCGCTACCCGAGGACGAGACGGAAGCGTGGCGCGTGTATCTGCGGACGTGGCGGCCGGGGAAGCCGCACCCGCAAACGTGGGCGGAAGCGTGGAGGCTGGCGGCGTGAGCTGGTGGGTAGGACTGAGCCGTGAGCAATTCTCCGCGCGTGCGAACGACGAGCAGCCGCGGATGGCACAGACGAAGTTCGGGCGCCTCGCGACGTTGGCGCAAGGGCCGGACACGCATCAATGGCGGCCGACGCAGAAACAGAAGCAGACATTCGGTGAGGACTACTGGGGGAACTGATGTCGGACGAACTCTGGCTCGAAATCATCAAGATCGTCGGCGGTCTCGGCATTGCCGCGATCTCCGTGTTGGGGCCGATGCTGATCGCCACGTTGCGGTCCAAGTATCGACTCGAAGTCTCCGCGGCGCAGGAGGCGCAGTTGCAATACGCCGCCCGTGAGGCCGTGAAGCTCGTCGAGGAACTGGCCGCCGCGAAGTTGAAGGCCGGGACTCGCGCGATGGCCTCGCCTGAGAAGTTCGGCGCCGCGGTGGCGACGGTGATCGAGAAGTTGCCGAAGGCCGACCGCGCCGAGATTGAGCGCAAGGTCACGGCGGCGATTGTGGACGAAGGCATGGGGGCCACGAACAACCCTCAGCAGGCACCGGGGCAATGACGAGCCCGACCGTTCTGGTGCCTCGGCCCATGTCGGGCGCGTTGCGTGAATCGATCGATGAAGCCGTGCGGGTGATCCCGTCCGGCAAGAAAGGCCAAGCCTCAGCGGGGATCACGCTCAAGGGCGTGCAGTTCGACGCCGGCTACAAACCGAAGGACTGGCTGAGTGTCGGTGGCTATGCCGGGAAGCTGTGGGGGCAAGGCTGGGACGCCGGGGCCAAAGGGACGGTGACGTGGTGAGTGTGCCAGGGCCGCCGCCGCCGCTCGTGAAGGCCGCGATGTATCAGCGACCGGGCCGGACGTCGTGGTCCTACGCGATGCCAGTGCGCTTTCGCGGCGGGAGGATTGTGCATCCCGGCGGCGAAGTGAAACGGACGTGGAGGGCCGCGATGCTCTACGTGCATCTCGACCAGGACGGCAAGCCGGCGAGCCTTCACATCGGAGCGATGGCGTGAGGCTGACGCAGACCGGTCAACCGCTCCTCGGCGTGGCGTCCAAGGTGTGCCCGATCAACGCATCGCGCATGGCCCGCCAAGTCGGCTCCGACGCGACGGGCTGGTCGATTGAAACCGCGGACTTCGACGGGGCGCACGCGATCAAGGAAACCGAGCACGGGGCGCAATGGCTCCGCGGTGGCGGCAACGTGTGGGCGGCGCTGGCTCCAGGCGGCGTCAAGGTGCGCGGGAACGTCACGATCGACGAGGACGGCAAAGTCCAGAATGACGGGCTGTTCTTGCCCGATGACAACGTGCTCGACGTCGGGCCAGACGGGCTGGTCTACGTCACGACGTACCAGACAGGCACGGACATCCGGGCGTACCACGCGGATCCGCACCTCAGCGGCCAGCCGCTCCTGACGTTGGCGACGCCGCCGATCCTCTACGACGCCACGGCAGGCCCGCAAGTCTCCGCGTTGAAAGGTCTGCGATTGGCCTGGCTCGCTGGCGCGGTGCAGACGCACGGCCTCGCGGGCTTTGTCGCTCGAGCGGAGCACGTCAACAGCCTCCGGCTCGCGGAGACGCCCACGCAGGTCTACATCGTCGAGCGCGGGCATGACTGGCTCATGGTCCGGCCGATTGACTCGCTCGAAGGCTGGCAGATCGATGGCGACGGCGAGCACTTCTTCTCGCCCGATCTCGTGGCGCTGGACGACGTGCATCTCGTGGTGGGCTGGAGCGATTCGCAAGGCGAAGGGCCGTACGCGGGGCGCACGCAACAGATCGACACGCGGTGGCCGCGGAAGGCGCTCGTCAGGCCGGAGCCTCCGGTGATTGTCATTCCGCCCGTGGAGCCTCCGCAACCGGAACCGCCGATTGTGATTCCTCCCGAGCCGCCAGTGATCGAACCGCCGCCCGTGGAGCCGCCCGTCGTGAACCCTGAGCCCCCGCGCGAGCCGTGGTGGCGTGCGTTGATTGCCGCGATCTTGCGGGCCTGGTGGGAGGGACGGAAATGATCTGGATTCTGATTCTCGGGCTCGTGCTCATCGTGACGTATGAAATCTGGGCCATTCGACGCAAGGAACCGGGCGACACGATCTCCGAAATCTTCTGGAAGGCGTCCAAGAAGCCGCTCGTCCCGTTTCTCTTCGGCGTCCTCGCTGGTCATTTTGTCTGGCAGTCCGCTGGTTCCTGTCTGTGAGGCTCCCCATGCACACGGCCATCCGGTCACTGTTCGCACTCGTCGGGCTTGTCGTGCTCTGCCTTGAGGGTGGGGCCTACTGCACGCGCCTCCAGGCGCAAGCGCTGCCGACGCGGCTGCTCACGGTCAGCGATCTGATCTATCAGGGCTCGTTCGACGTGCCCAACGATTCAGGGTTCGACTGGGGCAACGGCGTGATCGCGTTCAACCCGGCGAATAACTCGCTGTTTGTGGCGGGTTACGCTCCGCCTGGAACGGCACCCGTGGCCGAGATCACGATCCCCGCCATCGGCGGCCAAGCGACGATGCGGCAGGGCTTCAGCGATGCGCTCGAAGGGCGCCTGAACCAGATCAATCCGACCGATGGCAACGCCAAGAAGATCGGCGGCATGTTCGTGGAGGGCGGCCAGCTCGTCATCAGCGCGTACAGCTATTACGACGGGTCCAAGACGGCGACGAGTTCGCATTTCGTGCGCTCGGCGAACCTGTCAGCGACCGGCACGCTGATCGGTCCGTATCGTGTGGGCTCGCAGAATCCCGGCTGGTACGCCGGCTACATGAGCCGCATCCCGACCGTCTGGCAGGCCGCGCTCGGCGGCGACACGTTCACCGGGCAGTGCTGCTTGAGCATTGTTGAGCGCACATCGTACGGGCCGTCGCTCAGCGCCGTGATGAAGTCTGCGCTTCTGGCAGGGACGAACCCCACGCCCGCGACGATGCTCGTCGGCTATGACACCGCCCACCGCACGGTCGGGGATTGGAACCAGACCGGCACGATCTACAACGACACCGCGGACGTCGTCGGCGTGATGCTGCCGGAGAATACGGCCTCGGTCGTCTTCATCGGGCACCTCGGGCTGGGGACGTTCTGCTACGGGCTCTGTGGTACTGGCACCTACGGATCGCACGCCGATCCGGTCGTGCCGCGCGTCTGGTTCTATGACGCACACGATCTCGCCGCCGTCAAGGCGGGCACGAAACAATTCTGGGAGGTCGTGCCGACGTCAGTCGCCACGCTGCCGAATATCAACCAGCCGATCGCGGGCGCGGCGTACGACCCCGCGACGGGGCGGATCTTCGTGACGGAGCAGATGGGCAACAACCCGAAGCCGCGGATCAAGGTCTACACGATCAGCGGGTCCACGCCGCCGCCACCGCCGCCGCCAGTTGACACGACCCCGCCCTCGGTGTCGCTGACGGTAACGCCGACGTTACCGTTCACTGGTCAGACGGTGGCCCTAAGTGCCGTGGCGCTCGACAACGTGGGCGTGCTCGACGTGGAGTTCCAGGTCAACGGCCAGCGGGTCACGGTCGACGCCGTGGCGCCCTACTCTACGGCCTTCACGCCGACTGGCGCTGGCACCTATGCCGTCACGGCCACAGCTCGAGACGCCGCTGGCCTCACGGCGACAGACTCGGTCGGCGTCACGGTGACTGACCCTGTTCCGCCGCCGCCTCCACCTCCACCGCCGCCACCGCCGGTCAATCCGTGCGCGAGCGATCCGCTGCGCGTGACGCGGATCGCGTGGCCCTCCGCGAATACGGGCCGACGGTCGGTGACATTCGACACGGGGACGAAGGCGTGGGCGTTCTTCGACTTTGCCTGGCCTGGCACCCTCACGGTCACAGACACGCGCGGCTGCACGGCGACGGTGACGCGATGAGACCAGCCTGGGAGAAGCCGCCATACAACGTCACGACCTTGCCGATCGGCGGGGTAGTCACGTTGACGAACATCGGCACGAATCCAGTCGTGCTCGGGATTGCCGAGGCCGACTTTACCAACGTGACCAAGGTCAAGCTCACCGTCCGCGTGAACAAGATCGGCAGCGGGACGCAGACGTGGCAACTGTGGAACGAGACGAATAGCGCCGCGCTCGCCACGATTGCCGACGCGGGGGCCTCTGGCGAGAAGACGCTGGCGACGGCCGAGATCGACATCGCGGGCCTCGGTCTGTCCGGCATGAAATTGCTATTCCTGCGCGCGTCGTCCTCCGTGGCCGCCGACGATCCGGTCTTCCGCGGCGGCTGCGTGGTGTTGAGTTGAGGACGATATGGCAACACTGACCACGACCGAACTCGCCAAGATGCGGAATACCTGCGAAGGCAGATTCGCGCCCGTGACGTACACGAAAGCGCAGGTCAACGCGGCGCTGCAGGCGATCGAAGACACGATCCGGACGACGCCGCTGGTCGCTGGGCAGGCCGGCCAGACCGTCCAGCAGATCACCAGCGCCGCGGTTGATGCCTCGTCCGCGTTCAGTTGGACGAACGCGCAGAAGAAGATCCTGTTTGCGCTGTGGGCTGATCTGACCTTTCAGAAGGACATCCTGTAATGGCGACACACCGACTCTATATTCCGGCGATTGCCTTCCTGCCAGACACGAGCGGGAACTGCTACCCCAAGCCGTCGTCCGTCAACGACTCCAACGACTTTGTCCCCCGCGAGATTCTGGCGTTCAAGGATTCCGGCACGAAGGTCAGCGCGGGCGCGACGTTTCAGATCCCGGTCAACTACGTCGGCACGCCGAAGCTCCAAGTGATATGGAAATCCACGGCGACCTCCGGCGACGTCGTGTGGGACGTGGACTTTGTCGCGGTGGCAGTGGCCGAGACGCTGGACCCCGCCGCGGCCGACGAGTCGGAAACCGTCACGACGACGACAAACGGCACGGCGCTCGACCGCAACGAATCCGAAGTGACGCCCACGGGGAGCACGTTCGCGGTGGAAGACGTCGTGCTCCTGAAGGTATCGCGCGATGGACTGGACGCGGCGGACACGATGGCCGCTGAAGCCCTGTTCGAGGGTGTGGCGTTCGAGTACGCCGACGTGTAAGCCATGAGCCTTGTTACTACGGACGGCTCCACGGATCGCATCGAGCACGGGACGTCGCTCGGTGGATTTACCGCGGCATCATGGGCCTTGTGGTTCTATCCCGTGGGGTCGCTCGTGAATGGCGGGACACTGAGCACCCTGTGGTCTGGGTCGTTCAATGTCCCCGGAATCGTGTCCGGCACCGGTGTCGGAACCGAGGACGAGATTCGTCTCTCGTGGCGGCGCGGCGCTGGCGGCGCAAATCTAGCCTACGAAACCAACAACGCCGGCATCACGGCCGATAAGTGGTGGTATCTCGTCGTGACGGTGGATCAAGGCGCTGGCGCGGGCGTGAAGGTGAACTTCTACGTCGGGGATCTCTCGACACTCGCCGTGCTGAAGACACTCGGCACCGCGACGGACCCATCGTCTGGCTACTTGTCCAATACAGGGGCGACATTCACGACGGGCGATAACGGCGCTGATTCTGAATCGGGGGCGTATCGCTTCGCCTCGATGATGTTCTGGCCAGGTGTCGTCCTGACGCTCGCGCAAGCGCAGCGCCAACAGTTCAGCCGCGTCCCGGCCGTCTCTGGCTGCTCGCTGTTCTCGCGCTACGGCTACGCCGCGGCCGGGGCCACGCAACCGGACTATTCCGGCGTGGGCAATCACGGCACGGAAACCGGCTGCGCGGTGGGCGACCATGTGCCGCTCCCATTCCGGCGCGTGGGGCAGTTGTATGTGCCCTATGAAGTGGCCGCGGCCCCAGGTGGGTCAATTCTGCCGTTCGTCGCACGGGACATGGCGTCTCCGGTCGACATGCAGGACATGCGCGGATGACGTCAGCACATGTGGCTTGTGTCACTCCGGGGAGGTGCGGGCTCTATGAGACCACGCGCGAACTCGTGGCCGGCCTCCGTGCTCGTGGCGTGGATGCTCGGCTCGTGGACCCGACGCGCGCGGAGAACAAGCTGCACCCGTCAGGCGCCGAGGACCGCGGCGCACCCTTCGCGGATCTGGCGTGGGCGCTCGCGGCCGATGTCGTCGTGAATCATTCCGGGCTCGGCAAGGAACTGGAGGCGTCGTCGCAGCCGATCGTCCACGTCGCGCACGGGCGCCCGCGCTCGTCGTTCCTGACCGAGAAGTCAGGGGCCACGCCGATCTACTCGTATCACTACCACAAGAACCGAGACGCGCGGTTCAAGGCGATCGTGACGTTCTGGCCTGAGCACGTCCCGTATCTGCAAGTCATGTTCCCTGACAAGAAGGTGGCCTGTGCGCCGGCGTCGGTCGACCTCGCCGCGTGGACGCCAGACGGGCCGAAGGGCTACGGCTTCCACGGCAAGAAGGGCCGTATCAATGTCGTCTGTGCGGACCCGTGGCGCGACGACGTCGACCCGTTCGTCGTGGTCAACGCCTTCGCCCTGTGGGCGCGCGAGATGAACGGCGCGAAGCTGCACCTCTACGGCGCGCACCCGAAGGAAAAGGGCTGGGCCGTGCTGCTGAAACGGGTGCAGGACGACGGCAACCTCGGCGAGGTCTGCGCCTGGGTGGACGGGCTCGCGCACGTCTACCGGGCGGCGTCCTTCGCCCTGTCCTCGAATCTGATCGCCACTCGCACGATGCGCGAAGCGATGGCCTGCGGGTGTCCCGTGGTGCCACTCGCGGGGCCGATCCTTAACGGCTACCGGACCGACTTCGCGCGGGCGCTCGATACCGACCGGGCCTCGGTCCGGCGAGAAGCCGAGCGACGATTCGATCCCGCCGTGACGGCCCAACAGTTCCATGACGTCTTACGTGCGGCCACGGCCGACCGGAGGCTCCCTTGAAGCAAGAAGTCTTGATCGGCCAAACCGATTACACGATCCCGATCTTGATCCGCGACACCGCTGGTGCTCCAAAGACCGGGCTGACCGAAGCAAGCGTGGATTTCGCGTACACACGGTTTGAGACCGACAACGACGTCGTGATCACCGACGTGACGCCCGCGGCGCTCTCGGCGCTCACGGACGCCCACACCGATTGGGGCTTTGAGGAGGTCCACGCGACAGACGCGCCTGGGCTCTACCGGCTGGACTGCGCTGACGCCATGTTCGCCACTGGCGCGTGGGCGGTCGTGCTCACCGTCACTGGAACAGGTCTTGACCCCACGTCCGTTGAGATCGTCCTTGTCTCACACAGCCCGATGTCTGCTGTCTCCGACATCAAGTCCGAACTGACGAAAGCCTACTCCGACACGACCGTGCTCGTACCGGCCGTCTCAGACGTCAAGTCCGAACTCGCGAAGGTTTACAGCGATACGACGATCATCGTCGTGAACACCTCAGACACCGAGAGTGCGCTGGTGAAGGTGTACAGCGACACCACCAAGATCGAGTCCGACACCGCGGTCATTGAAGTGAACACGTCTGACACCGAGTCGGCGTTGGTGAAGGTCTATTCCGACACGACCAAAATCGAAAGCGACACGGCGCACATCGAGTCGGATGCCGCGGCCATTGAGGTCGGCGTGTCCGACACCGAAAGCGCCCTCGTTAAGGTCTACTCCGATACCACCAAGATTGAGAGCGATACGGCCCACATTGAATCCGACGCGGCAGCGATTGAAGTCGGGGTGTCTGATACCGAATCGGCGCTGGTTAAAGTGTATTCCGACACGACGAAGATCGAGTCGGACGCCGCCGCGATCGAGGTCGGGGTAAGCGACACGGAGTCGGCGCTCGTCAAGGTCTACTCCGATACCACAGCCATCGAAGCCGCGGGCGGTGCCCTGTCAGCGGCGCAGGATTCCAAGCTCACGAAGGTGACGTCGGACGTGGTCATCATCGGCTCCGACGTGCTGATCGTGAAGTCGGACACCTCGGACATCAAGAGCGCCCTGGTGAAGGTGTATTCGGACACCACGAAGATCGAAAGCGACACCGCGGCGATTGAGATCGGAGTGTCGGACACCGAGTCCGCCTTAGTGAAGGTCTACTCCGACACGACGGCCATCGAGGCCGGCGGCGGAGCGCTCACGGCAGCGCAAGACTCCAAACTGACCAAGGTCACGTCTGATGTCGTGATTGTCGGCTCCGATGTGCTCATTGTGAAGTCGGACACGTCGGATATCCGAAGTGCCCTCGTCAAGGTCTACTCCGATACCACCGCGATCGAAGCTGGCGGCGGCGCGTTGACGGCGACGCAGGCGAGCCAGTTGGCGCGCGTGCAGAGCGATTCGATCCTGGCCGAAGGCAACATCTCGGATATCGAGTCGGCCTTGGTCAAGGTGTACTCCGACACCACCAAGATCGAAAGCGACACGTCGGTCATTGAAGTCAACACCAGCGACACCGAGAGCGCCTTGGTCAAGGTCTACTCGGATACGACCAAGATCGAATCCGACGCGGCGGCGATTGAGGTGGGCGTCAGCGACACCGAAAGCGCGCTCGTGAAGGTGTATTCCGACACGACGAAAGTCGAATCCCAGCTGCTCGTGGTGAAGTCCGACACGTCCGACGTCATCTCGGCCTTGGTGAAGGTCTACAGCGATACGACCAAGGTGGAATCCGACACCGCGCATATCGAGAGCGATGCCGCGGCGGTGGAAGTCGGGGTCAGCGACACGGAATCGGCGTTGGTGAAGGTCTACTCGGACACGACGAAGGTCGAATCCGACACGGCCGTCATCGAGGTCAACACGTCGGATACAGAGTCCGCGCTCGTCAAGGTCTACTCGGATACGACGCTCCTGACGAGTGACACGGCGGCCATTGAGGCCAAGACGGCCAATCTGCCCGAAGGCATCAAGAAGAACCAGGCGCTCGCCGGCTTCGAGTTCTTCATGGCGGACTCGG